AGGAAGTTCATGGCCAATCACCCCTGGGTGTTTGTCCGCAAGCGCGATGGGAAGATACTCAGCCCCGGCGTCTGGGGCTTCGATGATGCCCGGAACATGTCTGTTGAGCGGGCAACTTCTGACTGGGTGCTCTGGATTGACGCGGACGAATGGCTGTCTGGAAGCTTCAGGAAGTTTCTCAGGCGGAATGCCTTTGACGCTTACGCGATCCACCAGCACCACTTCACCTGCGATCCGCGTGGGGCGCCCACGCAGATGGACAAGCCTGCTCGGCTCTATCGCACAAATCGTGGCTTCAAGTTTTATGGGAAGGTCCACGAGCATGCCGAGAAGGGCTTCAACGGTGGCCCCGGTTTCTGCTTCATCCTCCCTGATGTGGACATTGGACACTCGGGATATGTGAACGAGAATGTGCGCAAGGATCGCTTCATGCGCAACTTCCCGTTCTTGGAGTGGGATCGCGAGGTCAATCCTGACAGGAACATTGGCAAATTCTTGTGGCTCCGCGACATCATCCACCGCATGCGCTATTTGGCGAGCACTGGCCAGCCTCAACAAGCTAGACTTCTTGCGCTGGATGGCGTAGCTTTCTACAAGGAGCACTGGTCAACCTGGGACAAGGTTGGAATGGGCGGGGAGCAGGCCATCCAATACTACAGTGAGGCTCTCGCTTTCATGGGCAGAGGGTTGCCTGTCCAACTCCAGTTGAAGGTTGGAGAGGCGCCAACCATGATCCAGGGCATCTTCGACAATGAAGATGAGGTGCTCAATGTGATTCGCACCCATCTCAAGGGGCAGTATGACCGGAAACGGTCAGGATATTGGCAATGAGGTGGTAGCATGGCATATGCCTCTTTGAGCGATGTCTTTGTCCGGTATCGCCCGATCACCACGATGGTCGGGACAGCCGGTTACACTGTGACCTCGCTTGAAGTGTCATCTGTGTTTATCTGGCAATCAGAGGCTTATGTGGACGCTTGGCTGGCGCGGCGATATGCTGTGCCACTTGCGGTCGTCAACCCTCTGATCACCCAGGTTACAGCAGACTTGGCGATCTTCCACATGCTTGCCGAGAAGCTTCCTGATGTGCCAGAGTTTATCCTGCAGCGCAAGGAACGTTGTGACGCCATCCTGAAAATGCTTGCTGATGGCGACATGGTCATTGCTTCGGCAACCCTGGCGAGCAGCGCCAATGGCAGCGACTATGCTTGGAGCGCCAACCGGGGCTATGATCCAATCTTCTCGCCTGTGCTTCGTGACATCAATCAGCGGGCAGACCCGGATCGCCAAGAAGCGGATTATGACGCTCGTTGGCCAGGTGATACTGACAGCAATGGTTAGCAGCGTCACAGTTGACTTTGCGCCAATTCAAGGGGCAATTCGTCGCCTCTCGCGCTACATCTATGACGATGCGCGGTTGATGGACAACATTGGTCGTGTGCTTCGTGACTATGTCCGTCAGACTATTGCAAGCAGTGGCCGGAAGCGCCCATATGCGCCTCTTTCTTGGTGGACAACTCAGCGGACTGGCAGACGTAAGCCGCTCAGCACCATACCAAGGCGCATATCATACTCGGCAGATAAGACTACGGCAACTGTGTTCTATCGTGGCGATCAGACCAACTGGTCAATCAATGCGCACCACACAGGCTACAAGATACCTGCCAGAAAGAATGTGCTGATGGCAGTGCCTCTGGCAAGAGGGGGAGCAATCTTTTTCCACAACGCCAGAGCAACAAGAGTGCCTGCCCGCGAGATTTGGCCGACTCAGAAGGAAGTTGCCACTGTTGTTTCGCATATGGTGAATAATTGGATTAAGGAAGGGGTCAGGAAGACATGGCGTCCCTAGACTATGCGCAGATACAGGATGACCTGGCAACCCTTCTTCGCGCCAACGTCACTGAGGCGGCATCCGTTTGGGTAGAGGGTATGGAGCGGGAGACTGGCAACATTGCGCACATGCCGCTCCTGAATGTCCGGCTCAATGAAAGCTCGGAAGAATTGACGAACATCCCTGATGGGACCCTGGAAAGGCTGATTATTTTTGTGGATGTTGTCTCTTTCAGCTTTGAAACTTTCAAGGAAGCGGCTAGACTTCGTGACGTTGTGCTCAAGAGGGCAAAGGAAGTTTGCAGAGCCAATCGGATGTTCACGGCAGGCATTTTGACATCCTCGGTTCAGGGGAACACGTCATTTGGCGCTGCCGCAGTTTCTGAGGGTAAAGGGCACGTTGCGCTTGCTACGTTCACTGTGATGGTGGACGCATATGTCACATGATGGAGGCTTGAATGCCGGCAGGTAGCGGTGGCCAGATTGCCCTTATGGCTGTTGGGAGCTTGTTCACCTCCCCAAGCAGCAGCCAGATAGCTGGCAACGCAAGGTGGACGAATTTCGTCAGTGAGGCGGTCGAGCACACCCTTGGTGAGCTTGAGGAAGGCGCCATCACTGGCTACAAGGCGGCACCGCCAAGCTACAAGGGCTTGGACAGCGGGGCTGGTGAAATCCAGCTTGAGCCGAACCCGAATGCCCTTGGGCACTTCCTGTATGGCGTGTTTGGACAGTGCAACAGCTCAGTCCTGACCGACCCCGGTTCATGGGGTGCCAACAGCGGCAACTCCTTCAACCTGCCAACTGGCTATGGCTCATTGGCTCGTGGCGTTTACGACCACATCTTTTCGCCGAAGCAGACCGCATACGATGAGCGGACGTATCTGCCGCCATACTCGCTGCTGATTTATCGCGATGTCGGCAGCATGATGATCTACAATGGCACGGTGTTCACCGGCATTGAGTTCAACATCCAAGCTGGCCAGCTTGCCAAGTCCACTGTGTCGGTCATGGCACGCGATGTGGCCATGTTCGAGCGGATCAGCAGTGTTTCTGCCCTACGCAATCCGGGCGGCAAGCCTTGGGTCTGGGACATGGCCAGCATCCAGATGGGACCGGGTGTGAACAGCCTGGCTTCGTTCGACAAGTTTGAGCAGTTGACGGTCAAGTATGAGACGCCAATCGAGGGTGTTGTTCTTCTGGATGGCACCAAGAAGTATGGTGAATTCCAGACGAACGGCTTCCAGCGCGTCTCGTTGAACGGCACGATGACGTTCCGCAACTTTGACGAGTATCTGCTGTTCCGCGATTACAACAACAGGTTCTTCCGCGCCACGCTCACGCACGTGGCGAGCGACATGATCATCGGCAATCCTTCCAGCGCCCACTACTTCCAGCTGGCAATTGATGTGCCGGAGTTCAAGTTCACCAAGTGGAATGCGCCAATCCAAGGGCCGAACCGTTTGACGGTTCAGTTCACGGGCAAGGGCGAATTCAACGTTGCCAGCCTCTACAACTTCCAGGCTCGCCTGCGCAACACCTGGCGGGAGGGATATGGCACCTATCCGTAATGAATAGACAGCAACGCAGAAGGATTGGGCACAAGATGCGTCACACGTTTTCGCGCAAGATCAGGTTCACACCTGATTGGAACGGCAATTCCAAGCTTCCAGAAGCTGATCAGGTTTGGGTGCTTCTCCAGCCACTCAAGATTGATGACCTGCTCAGCCTGATGGATAGCCTCGGCGGCTTGAAGTCTGACAGCCAGATCACGACCAGCGAAATGATGCGAGTGGTGGTCCAGTGCAAGGACATTCTCCCCAAGTATGTGGAGCTCAACAATCTGGAAGATGCTGACGGGAAGGTCACCATCCAGAGCCTGATCGAATATCCGGCATACCTTCCCCTGGCGATGGAGATACTGATGAAGTGTGCCTCTATCTCCATCCCGAGTGAGGTGGCGGAGGGAAACTCAGAAAAGCTGCTCGTCTGATGGTGACAGTCCCTGGCAGCAATGCTGGTGGACTTGAGACAGAGCAGCGACTGTGCGGATACTATGTGGCATGGTTCTTTAAGTGCTACATGGCAACTGAGACGGGCTGGTGGCCCCGGTCAACTCCTGACGGCAGGTCAATTGCCGATCAGGACAGTTATCTCTGGCGGGCACTTGAAGTGGTTGCTCAAGTCATGAATGAGATGAGAGCAGAAGACATTGCTCGTTCGGGGAAAAGCTGAAGAATGTCCGGTGCTATCACTCCAGGTGGCGGAGGCATACCGCTAGGCGGTCTTGGCGGCGGCGGTGTTGGCGCTGGTGGCGGCGGTCCCACCGTCACAGGTGGCATCCATATCCGCCTTCATCATGCCCATGCAATAAGTGGGCTTTCTTCTCTAAGTGTCGCGTTCCATGGTCTCTCTGGACAGCTGAGAGACCTTGATCTCCAATTCAGAACATTTGACCGCATCCTCCAGTATATGGCGGCGGGCGCGCTTGCTGGCGCAATTGCCCAGTTTGTCCGCATGTCGTCTGAGCTTGAGCTTCTTGCCATTAGGATGCTCACAGTAGAGGGCACGTTTGCTCAGGCAAATACCCGAATTGATCAACTCGTTACTATTGCTGGTAGGGCACCATTCTCTCTCCAGGCAATCACTGATGCCTTTATCCGACTGAAGACATCGGGCATTGAGCCGATTACCGGGACGGATGGGAGTGGTCCGCTCCAGGCAATTATTGATGGTTTGGCCGCCTTTGGAGGATCGGAGCAACAGCTTCAGCGCACTGCCTTGGCGCTGCAGCAGATGGCGAGCAAGGGCGTCGTCTCGCTTGAAGAGCTTCGCCAGCAACTTGGTGACGCGCTTCCAAATGCTCTGCAGCTGATGGCTGAAGGGCTTGGCATGACCACTGCCAGGCTCATATCTGAAATCAGCAAAGGCAACGTTTCTGCGAGAGAAGGCATTGATGCCCTCATCCGAGTGCTTCAGGAGAAGTATGGCGGGGCAAGTGAGCTTCTAAGTGCGACCATGTCTGGTGCCATGCGCCAGATCAGGACTGAAATCAATCGCACGTCTCTGGAGCTTCAGCGTGCCGGGTTCTTTGACGTTCTCACTGCCGGTCTGCGAATTGTCAGGGACCAGCTCAAGACATTCAATGATGGGCTTAGGGAGACTGCTCAAGGAGCACTAAGTGCCTTCTTCAACTTCATCAATGCAAATGCCGAAGGAATTGCGCGGTTTGGCTCTACTCTGGCCAACTTTGGCAGCGCCATAGCTGCTGTTGTCACAGGCATATTCTCTGCTCTAAGCGAATTGCCGCCAGAGGCGCTTGCTGGTGGCATTCTTGGCTACATTCTGTTTGGTCGGATCGGCTTGATAGTCGGCGCCTATGCCGGCATCATGAGTGAAACTGTCGAGTTTCTTGGGCAGGCAATTGGGTCCATAATTGGCTTCCTTGGCAGTGTTGCCGGGACCGTAGGCGTTGAGACTGCTCAGCTTGCGGCATTTGGCATTCTTGGCATACTGCTGTTTGGCAAGATAGGCATATGGGCCGTTGTTGCCATCGGCATTGCTGACCAGATTGTTGGCCACCTTAGAAGGTTGATCGCTGAATTTGTTGCCACTGCCGTTCAAACTGCGGCATACTTGCGCGAGATTTTCTCCGGCAATTTCAGTGGCGCTGGAGACGCTGGCCGGTTTGCTTATGACGATTTTCTGCGTCGTCATGCCAATGCGCCGAACCAGACTTTTGGCAGCATAAATATGACTCCACTCCAGGAGTTGATGCCTGGGAGCGGAGGTGGAAGTCAAGCAACAACGCAGCAAGCTGAAGGCGTTCGTCGCTTCAACGCTTCGATCCAAGAAAGCATTCGTTTGCTGCGTGAGTCGCGCGCAGCATTTGAGAACCGCTTTGGCACAGCCAATGCGCCGTCTGGCCTGACGACAACTGAACAGCAAGCTGTTGAACGTCTCAACCGCTCCTACCGGTCAATGGAGGATCGTCTCGCGTCACTTACTGGGCGCGAGATTGACGGCTTCCTTAATGCTCGGCGTCGTGAGCTTCAGGAGCTTAATGGCGTAATTGAGGGTGTGTCCGCAAGAGCGCAAGCTGCCATGACTGCTGGCAGAACCCAAGAGGCTGAGCAGCTCAACCGCGAGCTTGAAACACTTCGCGGGCAGGCAAGAACGTTTGAAGAGATTATTGGCAGAATTAGCAGAGCAGCAGATGCGCGCCCTGCTGCCGCTGCCGCTGCCACACTAGGCCGATACGGCAATCAATTGCTGCAAATACGGGAGCAGCTGGAGGCTGCTCAGGCAGAATTCACTGGTGGCCGCCGCTCCCAGGATGCCGAAGTTGAGCGCGCCGAAGCCCGGTTTGCCGGGATTGCTCGCACTCTTGCGAATATGCGCGATGCCACTGAGCGCCTTCGTGGATCGGAACAGCAGAGGGCAGCGACGCTCCAGGCAATCACTGAATTGGAGACTATGCTCAACACTGTGCGTGAGCAGGCCATTGCAGTTGCTGGGCGCCGCGCGCGAAGGGAGCAGGAGGATAGTCAGCGCGAGGGTCGTCAGCGCATAGAGGATTTGCAAGATGGTCTGCGCAGGGAGCAGATCAATCGGAGCGGCAATCCATTCGCGCAACTTGAGTTGGACAGGCTCAATCGCGCTGAGCAATATCGTGGTGTGCTCCGCCAGATTGATGACCAAATCCGCGAGCTTCAGCGCCGGTTTGAAGACACTGGCGGCACCGATGCATGGGTCAGTTCGCAGATTGAAGGTCTGCAGGCGATCCGTGCGCAATACCAGGAGTTTTATGACGCTGTCGGAAGCTTCCAAGAGGCTGAGGCGCAGCGCGCAAAGGACTTGTGGAAGGGTGTTGCTGATAGCATCCAAGATGGTCTCGGTAGAGGGCTTGAAGCTCTCATCACCAGGACAGGGACGCTCAAGGATGTGCTTAACGACATGTTCCGCAGCATCACGCGCTCTGTCGTCAATTATCTTGCTCAACTAGCGTTTGCCCAGGCAGGCTCTGCCTTCGGCTCAATGCTTGGTGGGCCGTCAGGTTCTTCGTTTGACTTCTCCAAGGCAGTGGGCACTCTGTTTGGTGCTGTTGCCGGCGGCGGGGGAGACAAGCCAGGTTTCGCAAATGGCGGAGCATTCACAAATGGCATCGTATCTGGCCCGGTTAACTTCGGCATCGGTCAAATGGGCGAAGCAGGGCCAGAAGGCATTCTGCCTCTTGCCAATGTGGGAGGTCGCCTTGGCGTTCATGCGAGAGGTGGCGGAGAAACTAATATCAACATCACTGCTCTAGACGCTGGGAGCGTGCGTGAGCTATTCTTCCGAGAGGGAAGTGCTCTTGTGCAGGCACTAGCGCATAGGGAGAGATTGAATAGAGGCATGCGATGACGCTTAGGATTTTTCCGACATCGCCCATTCCAGCAAATATTACTCGCACTCCCATGTGGGGTGAGAGCACGACGAAATTTGATAGTGGCGCAGAGCAAGCTTCTACTGCTTGGGGCAAGCCCTTATTCCAATATGGGCTTGGCCTGAGTAACATCCCGCGATCCAAGCAATCCAGCCTTATGGCATTCTATCATCTGGTCCAGGGGCGCGTCACGCCTTGGCTTTTCAAGGACCCATATGATTATCTGGTCAATGGCGCGGTGTGCGTTGCCAGCGGCACAGGCGTGCGCTCTTTCTTTGTGCGCACTTCAGAGGGATACCCGGTCATCCCCGATAGCGGCACGCTTCTGATCACTTCTGCGCTGTCTGGCGCTCTCAATGCCAACAGCCACTACAACTACAATCTGGCTACCGGGGTTTTCTCCACGCGAATTGCCCCGGCAAGTGCCGACACCTGGACTGCCTCTTGCCAGTATTTCCGCAAGTGTCGCTTTGACAACTACCGGGAGACTTCCCAGTTTTGGGAGTCATTCAACGGTGATGTCAATTGGCATGAGGTTTCTTTGCCGTGAGGACGATCAGTGCCGCGCTCCAGACTGCGCTGCGGCAAGATGCCGTCAACATTGCTGACCTGATAGAGTTGACCACTCCAACGCAGACGTATCGTTGGACAACTTCCAACATTCCGATTGTGAGCAGCCTTCAGACGTATGACCCTTTTCCTGGACGAGCAGCAAGGGGCGCTGAAGAGAGCACCGATCTTGGCATCGGCTATATGGATTTTTCCGTTGTGAACAGCGGTCAGATCAAGGAATTGATTGACGCGAACCAGCTTGATTTTGCCAGTGTCGTCATCAGCAGAGTTGTGGTGAACAGCCCTGACATTGGACGGCTCTATATGTTCCGGGGGAAGGTGGCCGATCTTTCCTTCACCAGAGACCTCATCACTGGGCAAATCCGCAACATCTTCAATGGTGTTACTGGAACCTTTCCATACAATACTTACAAGGAGACTTGTGACTGGCGTTTCGGATCAACTGGCTGCGGCATCAATACCAGCAGCTACACCATATCGAGCAGCATCGCCGCATCGTCTAGCAACCCTCTAATCCTTTTAGCCACATCCGGCGGGATAAGCGTGGGTTATGCTCCAGGGAGGCTCGACAGAGGGCGCCTCACTGTTCTAACGGGTGCCAACAGTGGGCAGGTTAGGACGATCCGGGCGTGTAGCGGCGATCTGATGATTTTGAGCCACCCATTGCCATTCTCAGTCTCATCTGGATTTTCTTTCAGCGTCCACCCTGGATGCCGAAAGAGAGTTGTGGATGACTGCAGAAGCCTATACAACAATGTGTCGAGAGCATTGGGTTTCCCATGGATGCCGAAGAACGAGCAAGCATTCTGAGAGAAGCGCGCACTTGGCTGCGCACCCCATATCACCATAAGGCGCGCGTCAAAGGCGTCGGTGTGGATTGTGGCGGCTTGCTCTATGAAGTTTTCAAAACGATACGAGAAATAAAACCATTCCCAGAGGCATATGCTGCCGATTGGTCATTACATAAAAATGATGAATTGTATCTAGACTTCATCGCGGAATACGTCTTAGATGTTGAAGAGCCTGAGCCTGGGGACATTGTCGTGTTCAAATACGCTAGGTGCTTTTCTCATGGTGGCATCTGGACTGAGAGGAACACGATCATCCACGCTTGGGGAAGGACTGTGCATGGCGGCGTCCAGGAGAGCAAGTTGATCTTCTTCGGCGCCAGACCGCGCAAATTCTACGCAGTCAGGTAGTATGGCCAACAATCAACAGATTGGCGCGGCTGCTGGCGGTGGTGCTGGTGCAATCATCGGCTCGTTCTTTGGCATGCCGCAACTTGGCTTTGCCATTGGATGGGCGGCTGGCGCCTGGATTGGCGGTGCCTTGGACCCGCCAAAGACGCAGATCACCGATTTTGGCGCAGAAGCTTTCCCGCCATTCAACACCAGTGTTCGCGGCGCCACAATCCCGGTCCTGTTTGGCACCAATCGCGTGTCGTCGCAGATTATCTGGCAGGGCAACCAGAATACGATCCGCTCTGAGCAGACCACTGGCGATGGTGGCAAGGGCGGCGGCTCGGGCGGCTCTGGCAAGGGTCCACAAAGCACGACAGTATCCTACCAATATAAGATGGACATTATATACCATCTTGGCCTGGTCTCTTCACAGGCACAGCTGATCGGCGGGTGGATTGGCGCGAAGCGAATCAGCAACACGACCATAAACCAGATCAACACCAACTATGGCGCGGGCTTTGAGCCGCAAGAGCTATACTTTGCCGAGAACAATAGTGACCAAATCCTGACCTTCACAAGTGCTGAATACTTCCCAGGCAATCTTCCAGAGACGCAATCTTGGCAGCCGATCATTGATGGCACTGGCCACGACATGCGTTGGCCGGGAACGTGCTGGGTTGGATTTGACCAACTTGACCTCGGATCAAGCCCGGTTATCCCGCAAATCTCGTGGGAAGTTGGCGAGCTTGAAAGTGTTGCGCAAAACACTGGCTCCGGCATAATCTGGTATAAGACGCCATCCAGCCAAGGTTCTTGCTTCGTTCAAGGTGGACCGGACATATATGGGAACCTCTGGACGCAACCAATTAACTCTGCCAGAGGATCGAGCGGTCCAGAATATTTGCGTTCATATAGCGCAGCTGGTGCTTTGCTCCAAGAGTATGAAGTTGAAGATTTAGTTCAATCGTGGCAGCAGCAAAAGATCAACGGCATCCCTTGGGGAAGCTCGCTGTGGGAATACGGCGTGCTCCACTCTGTTGCCTTCCGTGTCATCGGCAACTACATGTATATGTTTGCCTGCTTTACAAGATCGGCATTTGCCGTTCCAAACCCGGAAGTCTTGGTGGAAATCCATCTGTCGATGGCGTCTTACATCAATTCTGATGGGACACTTTCAGACCCTATTGGTGGTGCCTGGCAAGCTCGTGGAGTAACTGGAGCGACCATGAGCGCGCCGGTATATCTTGGGCCGGGGCTGATGCTTATGGAAGCAAGCGAGAGTGAGGACACTCCGCTTGTGGCTTGTGGCTGCAATGGGCCAAACATATTCATCATGCAGGTGCTGCCGAGCATCCGGCAACTTCGCAATGGCTCGATGCGATATGACTGGATCGCCTACAGGTTCTCGTCCACGACATATCGGACTGGGCTGTTCAGAAATGACACGACAGTCTGGAAGGAAGTGTTTCGCCTCAAGTCGCACGTCTCTACATGGGGCGTGACGCTCGACACGCTGGATGGCCTAGGGACAAGAACGTCATACATCTATGGATATTTATCACCTGGCTATTTCAACAGTGCCTCGGCAAACCAATTCAACATTGACTTCTTCGCCACCTTCCCGAATGGTGGGGTTGTCAGGCTTGAGCTTCCGAACGATCCTGTTCAGGTGTATAGCGGCATCAACACGGAGTATGTCAGCAATCTTCCAGACCCAGAGTTGATCAGCCAATTCAAGATCAGGGCAACTGATGGAACGCTGACCAGCGAGGCAACAGCCTTTGATGATGACGGGAAGGGGTGGACTGACACAGTAACTGCCGCAGACACCTATTACTTGCCGGACATCAATACCTCTGAGTTGGATGGTGGCACAGAGTTGTGCATATTCTATGCCCCGGTCAATGGCGATCCCGCCTACCCAGCAACATTGACTGCCAGCGAAGATGTGCTGCTTTATTGGAAATTCCGCGCATATGTCTTCAACCCGTTGACCGGGGATTTTGTGCGGTATGCCAAATCTGGCGGCCCAATGTTCAGGCGCCAGGAGCTTGTTCCAACTTCTGGTGGCGTGTTGGCGACTACTAACCCATCTGTCCAACAGATGCAGATTAGATTGAACGGCACTGAGGTGCTCGTTTACTTCCACTCTTTTGGCTCTGGCGGAACCAACCCATTAATTCCACAGCCGCGCGTCGGTCATTTCCGCTTTGGCTACCTTGGCCGAAGTGGCAAGGATATCACGCCGCCAGAAATCATTCGGGCAATCCTGGTGAATACTCGGTTTGGTCTGTATCCAGGCAGGTCTATTATTGACGAAACGTCATATGCGGCTGCTGTGCTGCACTGCCAGAACAATAGCATCCTCGTCAGTTGCGTCTATAAGAATGACGGGAAGGCTCAGGCGCATATTGAGAAGCTTCTTGCCATTTATGATGGGTATCTCGTTGTTGATGTGACAGCCGGGACGATCAAGTTTGGCTTGACAGATTTGAACAACGTCTCTGTGCGCACGCTGAACAACAACAATCTCGTCATCAAGGATGAAGGCACTCCGCCAGTATCAACCACGAAGGGCGCGAAGCAAGACACCTACAATCTGATCCGCATTAACTTCTTGGACAGATCAATTGACTATAAGCAAAACCAGATCGAGGAAGGGGATGAGGTTGACCAGGATGTGAACGGCATTCGCCTGCGCGAATTTGCTGCGGACTTCGTGATGAGCGAAGCCACGGCACGACGCATGGCTGCTCGCGCTCTTTGGTCAAACCTATACACCCGCGATGTTCACCAATTCTATCTTGGATGGAAGGATGCTGACCTAGAGCCAGGCGACGTTGTGACGCTTGTTGACTCGTTCAGCAACCTCAACCAAGTTTGCCGTATCAGCAATTGGAAGGAAGTTGAGCGCGGTCTGTTTGAAGTGTCCGCTGCTCAGCTTTTGAACTATATTCCTGGTGTTGACCCGACAGCCGTCAACAGCGCAACCTACAGCATGATTGACTGGGCAGGCGTCAATTCTGCCTATCTCCATATATCGAGCAAGTCCACTCAAAATCCAAATCTGCTCTCGCCTCCACCCGCATACTTCAACGCATATGAGACGCCGCCAGAATTTTCAATTGACGGTCAGCCACGCATCTTTGTTGGGTGGATACCGGATAACCGGGCGGCGGGAGCGAGGCTGTATGTCAGCGCGGACGGCACAACGTTTGGTCTCGCCCAAGAGGTGATGCCGCATCCAATATATGGGCGCTTCCTCACTCCGCTTCCTGCCGGCAATCCGCTGACGTATCAGACTGGCGTGGAAGCTCTGTTGTATGTCAGCAGTCTCAATCCTGGCATCAATTCGTTCCACATTGATGGGACGCTGGCAGACGTAAATGCTGCCGCCATGCATGCTGGTCTAGGGCTTCTCTGGGTTGGCTCTGAGATGGTCGCCTATCAAGGGGTGACACTGGTCAGCCAGAACCGCTATCGTTTCAACCGGCTCTATCGTGGATGGGGCGGCACAACTGTTGGGAGCTATGATTATGGTGCTTATTTCTGGCGGCATGGTGGTGGATTGTTCCAGAAGGTTTACGACACCAGCTACATCGGACAAACCCTCATCTACAAGGTTGTTCCACTTGGTTTTAATGGCATGGAATATGATATTGCTTCTGTCAGTGCTAAGTCATACACCGTGCTTGGCACTCACTTTAAGCCGCTTCCTGCTGGAGCTATCCAACTCAATGATTACCGCGGCATTAATCGCCGCGCAGTCAATTCAACAATTGACATCCCACTTTTTTGGGATAATGGCGCGAGAGGGAGTGGCTACGGGTTTGGCGGTGCTGGCAGGACTGCTGACGGGTATGGCAACTTCACTGCTGATATCCCACAGCACACATGGCGAGTGAACATTGTTGGCAGCGGCAATGTGACCGTTCGTTCTACTGTAGTAACCACGCCGAATTTCACCTATACTTCTTCGATGAATGCTGCTGACAACGGCGCATGGCGAGGAACCATCGCCGCTATAGTCACGCCACGAAATTCTGCTGGTGACGCCATCCGTTCATCTGTGGTAAGTCTGGAGTTGTTTGCATGAGCTTCACCGCTGACAACCAATTTGAACTGATTGCCTCCGGGCAAGCTGATTGGGACACTTCGCTCAATTCCAACTTTGCCATTGCTGAGCGTGGCCATCACGTGACCCTTCAGGCTGGCTCGGCCATCAACAGCGGTGACACGCTGTCCATGACGAACAGCGGCACAGTTGTCCGATACAATCCAGGCTCGCGCGATGCCAAGTGCGAGTTTATTTCTCCATTTGCAGTGACCA